CTGCTGTGTTAGTCATTGTGACTACTCTAGTGCTGCTATTGTAGCTGCCAGCTGATGTGGCAAGAAGTGTTGCTTGGTCAGAGGCAGAGCTTGCCGCATCGTCAATGTAAACCTTCAGCACACCCGGTTTACTTCCGTACATGTGCGCGTAAAACTTTAGGTCTAAGCTGTTAGTGGGGGAGGACATTTCGTTCTTGTACACGAATCCCGGAGTCCTCATTAAGTAGAGGTTATCTGTATCCAAGTTTCCCGTGGACTCGGTATAGGCATACCTTGTTCCTGATGAGGTATCGTGAGAACCAAGGCTACCTCCGTCAAACCCTGCGTGAGCTCCGTTTGGCCCCGTGTTCCCTGAGCCAGTGGCGTTAGAATCAATACGCCACCCTGTGGCTGTTTTAGCTGTGCTTAGCCCTGACTGTTGTTGTGTCTGATTCTGAACCCACTTGTTGTTAGCGGCTGAAGTGCAGTCCGCTCCGCTGGCCCAATCAGACATGTCACCAGTAGGTGACCATCCGCCACCCGAAGTGGTGACGTTTACGGTTTGACCATTGAACGTCCAGTGCTCAGAAAACGGAGTGCTACCACCAACGCCAGCGAGCTCAGCAATACTGTTGAGAGCAGTGCCGTTGACTTCTGCAACGTCGGCCTTTGCATTCCCAGCAAATCTTGCAAATTCAACTGGCATGCCTTACCCAATTTTCACCCAGCTGCGGTCTGGACAGAAGTAAACGATTGCGTTGGATGCGTCAATAACGTACCCAATAATCCTTGAGTAGTATCCTTGCGTGCTTGGGGGAGCTGGCTGAACAACACCACTAGAAGACCCTAGATACAACGGCGTCCCTTGTGCAGCTGTACTCCAGCCCTGATTAGTCGCCAGCTTAATGGAGCCCTCAAGCAGAAGCTCTTGAGGGTTTGTTGCGTCAGTACTGCAAAACAACATTGTCGTTGCGCCTGCCTCGGACGTGTGGTCAGCTGTGGTAATGGGGTTGGTGCCCTGACCCTGAGAGTACCTCATGACTCTTCCAGCACTCAGAGTTCCCTGAAAAGAACCACCCTTTACCAGCAGCCTTGAACCTACTCCAAATGCGCCAACGGTTTGGCTGGATACAAGTCCAACATTGATTTCTGCGGACTGAAGCGTCTGAGATGTAACAACACCAGTTGCTGCAACACCCGTAACGACAGCCGCAGTAAACGAACCAGCTGTAATCTTGTGAGTGCCAGAGCTGTAAGTGATTTCAGAATCAGAGGTAAGAGTGTCTGAATCGCTCCAAATAGCAATCCTGTCTGTGCCCCCGCTACCGTCGATACTACCGCCACCACCTGAAATCGTGCTAAACGAAAGGTTTCCGCTTCCGTCTGTTACGATTGCCTGACCGTTAGAGCCGTCCGCGCCGGGAAGCGTAAAGGTGACGGTTGTCGAAACGCTTGCGGGAGCCCTCAGATTGACTTGGCTGCTACCGTTATCTGTTGCTTCTCTTAGTGCAAGGATACCAGCTAATGAGCTAACCGAATGACGTATATCGAGGGCAGCCCCCTGTATAGAAACCGAATCTGCATTTGGAGTAACAGGACCGCTGGTAAATTTCAGAAACTCAGTTCCGTGCTGCGAAAGAAACGTCAGCGTGTTGCTACTGGAAAGCGTAAATGTTCTGGCTGAACCTGTGCTAAGGTTTTTAGTAGCTAGGTTGCCATCGTCCTCAGTAAGTATTCTTTTCCAAGTTGACATGGGGCCGCATCACTTTGCAGCTTCCATCACGCCTTTGGATGGCTGCTTTTTTTCTTCAAGTTTTTGCAGGCGCATAAACTCTTTTTCCAGCTTGTCAATAGTCTTCGCAACAAACGGCGCATCAGAAGCCTTTACCGTTACTTGTTCTACGGCCTGCTTGATGAAAAAAACCTCTCCAATTTCTAATTTCATTTTACTAGGGTTTTGAATTTTACTTAGCCTTTAATTGATTCTGTAGCTTGTTTACTACGTCTGCCAACAAAAGTACGTCTTTACCATCGAAAGTGCAATCATGAAGCACCTTTAGAAGAAAGGATAACTCTTGTTGGGTAAGAGTATCAGTGCTTGTAGCACCAATACCCTTAGCCTTGCCAAGAAGTCCCATTATGCGGTTTGTACGTAGAGGTTTGCGCCCACCATACCGAATGTTCCGATACCCGGAGTCTTCGCATCGAGGTTACTAAAGCTAGATTCTTCCAGCATCGCAGCAATGTAAGCAGTAGTTTCACCCCCACCCTTGACCATCTGCCACTCAGAGAAATTAGAGTGAGAGTCCTGCCATTGAATCTCAGGGTCGGAAGAGTAGTTAGTATCACCAGAAACATCGACAGAGATACCAGCTCCGTTTGCGTTGGACGCTGTTGAGGTTCCCGAAGCCAACACGATGTTCTTGTCATCCACCTCAATAGTGGTAGAGTTGATGGTAGTCGTGGTTCCGTCAACCTGAAGGTTACCAGTGATGACAATGGTATCACCAGAGTCAGTACCGATGGTAATGTTTTGGTTAGATGCACCGCCCGCAGACTCCAAGCTGGCGAGAGCTGAAAGGAGGTTGCCGTTAGAAACATCGTCGTTTGCAGTACCCGCAATCGTCACTGCACCAGCGTTCTCTGTAATCGTAATGTTATCGCCTGCCGTGAACGCAAGAGTCTCGCCAGCAGCAAGAGAGTTGCCGCCCGCTGTTACTGGTCTTACGCCCGTGTCCGTGGCTGCAATCGTAACGGCACCAGCGTTCTCGGTGATTGTGACGTTATCGCCTGCCGTGAATGCAAGGGTTTCGCTGTTGGTGAGAGTGTTGCCACCCGCAGTAACTGGTCTACGAGATGAGGCAATCGTTACCGCACCAGCGTTCTCTGTAATCGTGACGTTCGTTCCTGCTGTGAAAGCGAGTGTCTCGCTAGCAGCAAGAGTGTTACCACCAGCGGTTACGGGTCTTACCGTATCGGCTGTCGCAGCGATTGTAACCGCACCACCGTCCTCTGTAATAGTAATGTTATCGCCAGCAGTAAATGCCAACGTCTCACCAGCAGCGAGTGAGTTGCCACCAGCGGTTACTGGTCTAACACCTGTGTCGGTAGCTGCGATAGTTACTGCACCCCCATCTTCGGTGATGGTTACGTTATCGCCTGCTGTGAAAGCAAGGGTTTCACCATCAGCAAGGGAGTTACCCCCGGCGGTTACAGGTCTAACGTGGTCGTTAGCCGCAGTGATTGTAACCGCACCAGCATTTTCGGTGATGGTGATGTGTGAACCAGCGGTAAATGCGAGTGTCTCGCCAGCAGCAAGGGAGTTCCCCCCTGCCGTTACTGGTCTGACCCCTGTATCAGTAGCGGCAATGGTGACAGCACCACCGTCCTCTGTGATTGTGACGTTATCGCCAGCAGTAAATGCGAGCGTCTCGGTAGTGGCAAGTGTGTTTCCGCCAGCGGTCACGGGTCTAACATGGTCGTTAGCTGCGTGAATATGGAACCCACCCGCGCCAATGTTGTCAATAGTGATGTTGCTACCCGCTGTAACAAGAACGTCATCAGTTTGAACTCCATCGGTAAGGCGGATTCTTACGTTACCGCCAGTTGGGTCGTTGCCTTGAAGAAGCAGGCCGCCTTGTCCTGAACCGGAACCAACGGCATTACCTTCCAGAAGGACTCTTTTCCATGTGCTCATGAGCGAAAATTTTCAATTTTGTGATTCAAAGATAAATACTTTTAGCTTACGCCGAAGTACAGATTGTCATTGGTATCTGCGTACATACCGCCATCAAAAGGGTCAGGGGGAGAGTCTGCGGGAAATTGCTTGAACTCGATGACGCCATCTAACTTCACCTTACCCGTTCCGTTCGGGGTAAACTGAATGTGACCATTGGTTTTGGTGGTGGTAATCTTGAACTCCGTAGTCCCGTCAAACAGGTCGAGGTCACCGCCCAGCTGAGGAGATGTATCCTCAACGACGTTGTCTAAACCGCTGCCACTACCAATCTCAGTCCAAGAGTTTGCGTCATCCCAAGTGCTTCCCGTATAGATGAACGCCGTGGTGCCTACGATTGCCAAGAACCCGCTCACCCTAAGGTTTGCGTTCAAGGCATCTCTCTCACCCGTGTTCGCAAAGAAGCCAAAGCCCTTTACCTGATTGCCAGTGGCATCCAGAATAGGGGCGTTGGGGTTGTTGTGCGATACTGGTCCGGGAAAAATTGGCATTAGAAATCAATCGTTAGAACCTGACCGGATGCAAAAGCCTTGTCGAAGTCGCTTCTGTAAAACCGATAGGATGTAGTTACACCATAAGAGTTGGTTAAATTGTAATCTACTGGCGATTGGAAATCAGATAGCACGTCTGTGCCAGCCAAGTCAATCTTATTCAAGTTGCCGAAAGAGGCAGGATAAGCAATCCAAGTGTAGTTGCCAGCGGTGTCCATAGCGGCGTTAGCCGTGACGTTGAAGTCAGTCTCACCTCTCAGCTGGTTGTACGCAGTGGTCATTCCTGAATCAAACAGAGTCTGCGCTGTTCCGTCTGAATTGATTGAAGTGGTAGCAGCACCGCCAACCTTTATCCTATGCTTCCAAGAAATAGAAATCGTACCACTATTCAGCGTCAAATCGCCGAGACCAGAGCCACCGTCGTCAACCACGGTAGCCTTGTAGCTAATACTAGTTACGGTACCGGGGTCTTGAGTGTCCTCAGAGGAGAGTGTCTTAGTTCCGTTTGTGTCAGAGATTCCTGTCTCGACTTCGGTGCTCCCCCTCAGAAACTTTACAGAATTGTCTGTGGTCTGAGAGTTGTCCCCAATAGAGATAGTAAAGGCAGAAACCTTGACTCCTTGACCAACCTCCAGTGTTTCGCTTGAGCTAAGCGTACTAGCTGAGCCGTAACTACCTCCAGTCTCTTGCTTCGCCCTAGTGATTGAAGACATCGTAATCGCTGTCCTGTTGTACACCTCAAGCATATCCCTTAGAATAGCCTCAACAGATGTACCCGCACTAATAGGGCTGGTCATGTGAGAGAACGCAGCGTCATTATTTGACACTGTAATCTGAGCGGCAATGTTCGGCGAGCCACTAGCTCCCGCTGGACCTTGTGGTCCCTCTGGTCCCTGCGGTCCCTGTGCGCCTGTAGCCCCAGCTGGTCCAGCACCGATTGCACCAGCAATCGTGATGTTCTTGTCGGCTACCTGATTTAGGGTAACGACTTTGGTCTCCGAGCCACCCTTGACAATGGACACCTTGATGATGTCACCGTGTTGGCTAGATACCTTTACATTCTTAGGCTGGGTTACACTTACAGGCATCGTTCTTCATTACGCTGTTTCAGAAATGTCCTCGTTCACCTTCAGTGTACCGTAAATCAAAGTAGCGACAGAGCTGTCAGAACTTGCTTTCTGCTCAATGTCGTAGACGTAGAGTCCAGCTGGCATACTCCTCATCACGGTCGCAGCTACAGTAAAGTCAATGTACTTGTTTGCCACATGGTCCACGTCACCACTATTCGCTGTTACGGTTGCCGTAAAATTGGTACTGCCGTTGGAAACCAGAGAGCCTACATCAGAGTCCCTCACCTCAAAAAGAAACACATCGTTTGCTGCGAAACCAGCAGCATCACCCGCCGCATTGGTAATGGTCAAGCGAAGGGAAAAGGTGTCTCCTTTTCTGCAAGTAATGTCTACTCTGGATGAAGTGTCTAGGTTGATTTTTGTTGCGTTACTCATCTCCAAGGATTTGATTCATGATGTCGTTGTTAGCGTCAGCTTCCTCTTGAATCTCACCCCTCTGACCTTTCCTCTGGGAGATGAGCTTGCTTTGCTCAACGGCTTGCTTCTGTACTCTTTGGTCCTTACGGTCCTCCTTCAGCACCTCAATCTTTT